ATTATTCTTGGAGCTTTGACTACTGCTCTTGCAAACTTGCCAGCAATTGTTGAGTTTGGCCCAGGTAAATTTGGGATTTCTGGCGGAATTGAAATCAAGCCAGCACAGACTCACAAAGGCTTAATGATTAAAGGCCAGGGTCCTAATATAACTAAAATTATATTTAATGGAGACGGAGAATTAGTAAGTACCCAGTATATTGCGTTTAAAGTTATTCCATCGACCATTCCTTCTCCTGCTAACGATTACACAAAGTATGTGCAAGATATTTATTTTAGAGATATTGGCTTTTTTGATGACGACCCAGTGCTTCACGCCAGTTCAGAAGAGAGTCACGCTATATCTATGCAATATGTTATTAATGCTGGGATCGTAAATTGCGATGCTACAGATATAGGAGATGAGGCATTTAACTTTACATTTGTAGATAATGGAATAATGTCTAAGTTGAAGTGTACAAACGTCCCATCTGTGGGCTCGGGTGGTGGAGCTATAACTGTGCAGCATGGATCATCAAACGTTACGGTAGAGGGTTGCCAGGTTAGAGGGTCAAACACTCCTGGGACGAAGTCAACAATTCCTGGTGGGCATGGTATTCATTTAGAGCACACATCTGCTACCGGTAACTTTGACTCTAAAAATATAACAGTATCAAATAACAATGTTAGCGATTTCGGTGGAGCTGCATTTAAGATAGGTTCAAACACTACTGGATCTCACCGCAATGTTGTTGCTAGCTCAAATAATTTCACTAATTGCCAATATGGTGTTATTCAAACTGGTGTAAACAATATAAAAGATACCTCTATTGTCGGAAATGTTATAACAAATATGTCTGCTACAGCAGGAGCAAGCGATACAGTTTCTTACGGTATTAAGTTCTCAAGTACCACCCCAGCTCAAGTGAAAAACACAACAATATCAGGAAATACTATTACAGATGTCGATACAGCAGCTCTTCTTAACATTGAAACAGCTACAGTATCATCCAATACTTATAATAATTGTACTAGAGGAATACATATCACCCACGGGCTAAACATAAATATTTCATCAAGCACGTTTGATGGATGCGGTGGCACTAACCTTGAAGAGGTTGAAGACACGACTACAAGTACAACTACAATAGTTAGTGGCTTGTTAATTAAAAACTCAAACACTACTTCCGCATCCGTTAAAGGCGTTGCTAGTCTTGATAGTACAACCGTTGGCCCTAGATCCTCCGCTACCCTCCCAGAAAATTGTGTATTCTCCGTTTCAGAAGTAACTAATTGCAACCTTGCTGGCGGAATAAGACCACCAGGCAATACTCCTGCTAAAATATGCAACAACACAATTGCATGGAATGATCTTGGCGGAGCTGATACCACACCAGGGATCCTACTTCTAGGCACAAGTAATAATTCTGTAATTAGCGGGAATCAAATTGACTTATCAGGATCAAATAGTAACCAATATGGCATAGAGATTTTAACCGGATCTACTGATACACTTGTTGTCGGCAATAACTTAAAATCAAAAACAGCAGGTTTATCTAATGCTTTTAATGATGATGGGACTGGAACAATAGCAAACTTTACAATAGCCAATCTTAGTTCATAAATAAATATAATTAAAAAGCAAATAAGGAAAACTCATGTCAACAGAATATATAGCAGCATCAGCAGGGGCCGGACAAGTAGAAGGTGCAGACTTTACATTAACAGCAGGATCTTCTCGCCTATTTTACTGCAAGCCATCTTTAGGTGCTAACGAATCGTTACAGCTACAAATTAAAAACTCAGTAGCCAGCACTTACACTTCAGTGGGGACTCTTGCTAATGTCGGAGAGCAAACTGGTACAGTTACAGCAACTGGTGCAGGATCGAGCACGTTTAGAGTAATAAGATCAGCCGTTAGCGTAGCAAAGCCTGTATACTTTGATTAAGGAGTAGTTATGACAAAGCCAACAATAATTAATGCTCAATCTATATCGTACTCGGCTGTATCTGACTCTAGCACATCTAGAACTTATGAGGATGTAGTTATTCCCGCTGAAGCCAACACTGTTATTATGCTGGTCGGCCTTGGCTCCCCATCTGGAACTTTTGAATGGACAGATATAGCTTTTGGCAATGCAGCAGCTATAAAGACTCAGTTCATAGATGTTTCATCTGATTCACCGTTACAAGCTACAGCGGCAGCAATCTTTGATGTCTCTGAAGCTGGCGCAATGACTGCTGATGTTGTTGCATCACTAAATACTTCGGCTACAGCAGATTCAAAGCTAGGGATAGTTTGCTCTACTGGGTTTGTTGAAAGTTGGGCGACTACTAACGACCGATCTGGAACAGCAGGCCAAAACACAATTTTCTCACCTAATTATGAAAACAACATATTTGTTTTAATGGGTTCAGTGGATATAGATATAGATGACTTAACTATAACCACAGGAACATTAATATTTAAGGGTGAGCAAGGAGCTGCTAAGTTTGGTGTTTTTGGAGCAAAACAAACTTCAGAAGGCTCTATAAACGAAAAGACCATAGCCTACACTATGTCTATCGAAGAAACGTCTGAAATACTGGTTACTTTATCTACACAGAGAAACCCTTTTGCTACAAGCTTTGGCCCTGTAATCAGACCAACTATAGCTCATGACGTAATATCTTAATGATTAAAAAGCAAAAGAAAAGAACGCTAACAAAACAACAGGAAAAGTTTGTAGGGTTAATGGCGCGTGGTTATCACGAAGGCCGAGATCCTACAAAAATGACTGTTATGGATGCCTTTGCACTAGCGGGTTACGCACCGGATAACGGTAATGCGTACCGCTTGTACAAGGATCTAAAAGATCTTATTAAAGATCGCCGTGATGATCTTATTGAAGAAAATCAGGTTGCCAGTTTGGCAACTCAGATAATCGAAGACATTATGTGTGATCCTGAAAATGGAGCGGCTATTAGATTAAAAGCGGCTCAAGATATTCTGCACAGAACAGGCCATGATAAGCCTAAAGAACTAAATGTTACACAAACCGTATCAGACCTTTCTGATGCAGAACTTGATGAACAACTATCGGAACTGATTGAATCATCTGCCAATGTCAAACAACTTAAGCAAGGCTGAAAAAGAGAAACTCCTTCGATTAATGAAGGAGAGAGAAGAGAGGATTCTATTTAATCAAATAGGACAATGGACTCCCTATGGCTGGCAGGAACAACTGTCTAATGCCACAGAGGAGAACAATCAGTGTTTGGCAATGGCGGGCAACAGGGTCGGTAAGACTTATACCGGAGCTAGAATTACCGCTTGTCACTTGACGGGTAAGTACCCAGACTGGTGGAAAGGTAAACGATTTACCAAGCCTATTAACGCATGGGCTGCGGGTGCTAGTACAGTAACCACACGGGACATCTTGCAAAGAGAATTACTAGGCGATCCTGTGAATCTATTAATGCGTGGCTCTGGGGCAATACCTAAAGATTGCGTAGTTGATGTGGTTAGAAAGCCACAGATACCTAATGCGGTAGAAAGTATTGTAGTTAAGTTCCACAATGCTTTTGGCGTGCATATAGGTGAGTCAGTAATCTCGTTTAAGTCATACGAGATGGGTGAAGAAAAGTTCATGGGTTCTTCTCTTGATTGGATCTGGCTAGATGAGCAGCCAGCACAGAACATCTACACTCAGTGTTTGACTCGAACACTTGATAAGCGTGGGTTCGTTATGATGACGTTCACACCTGAAAGCGGTATGACTCCTGTTATTCAGCAGTTTATGAATGATAGGAAAAAAGGTCAGTTTCTAGTACAAGCTGGTTGGGATGAGGCTCCTCACTTAGATGAAGATGCAAAAGAGCAGATCCTAGCGCAGTACCTCCCTAATGAGCGGGAGATGAGAACTAAAGGCCAGCCGGTATTTGGTAGAGGTATGGTATTCCCTTACTCTCTCGATAAACTTGTGGTCGAAGATTTTACAATACCCGCTCACTGGAATAGAATCTGTGGCATAGATTTTGGGTTTGATCACCCTACAGCTATTGTCTGGGGCGCAATAAACCCAGAGAACGGCTGCTTTTACATAGTAGACGAGTACAGAGAATCTCGTCAAACAGCAACGCAACACGCTATAGCGATTAAGGCTAGATCAGTTCAGCCACCTATAGCTTGGCCGCACGATGGCAACAGAACATTTGACGGTGGTGATTCAATGGCGGTGCAGTACAGACAGGAAGGTGTAAACTTCTTGCCTGAACATTTCACTAATCCACCAGACTTGTCACAATCTAAAGGTGACATAAAGATAGCCCCAGGCATTACCGCCATCTCACAAGCAATGGAAAAAGGGTTATTTAAAGTATTTCAAAGTTGTCAGTATTGGCAGCAAGAGTATGGCGCATATCACTTTGGCGAAAACGGTAAGATTGTTGATAAAGCAGATGATTTAATGTCAGCAACTAGATATGCATTTCAAAGCCAGCGATGGTCAGAGCCAAGCAAAGATAAATCAAAAAGACAGCGTCCTTGGGAGTCTAAGGAATCTAAAAGCAATTATAACTGGGTCACATAATGATCAACAACAAAGATTTACTGAGTACCATTAATTCATATGAAGATAATGTTTCTGATCACATGGATAGCGATGCAGCGCAAACTCGTGCTGATCTACTCGATTACTATCTTGGTGAGTCTTACGGCAACGAAAGGGATGGCTACTCAAGTATTGTTACACGAGAAGTCTACCAGACCGTTGAAAATATTAAAGCAGATATAGCGGAGTTATTTGTAGCTGATGATGAGACTGTACGATTTGAACCAGAAGGTCAAGAGGATGTTGAAGCAGCACAGCAAGCTACTGACTACATTCGCTATGTATTTTATCGCCAAAACGATGGCTTCAGCAATATCATGGATAGTCTTATCGATGGTTTACTACAGCGTCAAGGTATTATTAAGCGCTGGCGAGCTATGGAAGAGTCTACAACCACTCACGACTTTGATGACATATCTGAAGAGTCATACATGCTACTTGATGCTGATCCAGAAGTTGAAATCACTGAGTTCGAGGAATACTTAGATGAGATCACTGGAGAGATAACTTACTCTGGGAAAATGCTACATACAGTAACTAAAAGCTCTACTCGTGTAGAAGTTGTTCCACCTGAAGAGTTTGGCATTGATCGAAATGCCACTACAGTGCAGGAAGCTCGATTTGTTCGCCAGCGCAGTCAAAAGTCTAAAAGCGACTTATTAGAAATGGGCTTTAGCGAGTCTAAGATTGACAAAGCGTCAACTTCTTCTGGCTATAACGAATATGACGCTCCTGAGCGTATTGCTCGTAATTTTGATACAGATGATTACGATGGTGATGAGAACCAAATTGCAAACACCTATGATTTGCATGAAGTCTACATTCGCTTAGATCGAAACGAAGACGGATTTGATGAGTTGCTTAAAGTTTGCAGGATTGGTAACACAGTGTTAGACGTTGAAGAAGTCGATGAGATTCCTTTTGAAATTTGGACTCCTATCCGTATGCCGCACAAGCTTACAGGTCTTTGCCCAGCGGATGCCGCAGCACCTATACAGAAGATGAAAAGCACGCTTTGGCGTAACCAGTTAGACAATCAGTACAACTTAAATAACGGTCGTCCTGTGGTAGTAGAGGGGCAAGTAGACCTAGACTCAGTAATGGCGAGCAAGCCTGGAGCGCCTTATCTAGTTAAGCATCCTAGTGCTATTTCGTTTCCAGGGCAGCCTTCGTTTGGCGCTCATACCAATAATATGATGGGTATGGCTGATCAGATGTTAGAAAAGGATGTAGGTTCTACAGATAACGCTATTAGCCCAGACATCCTTAACGGAAACACGGCGGCTGGCGCCGTAAGTCAGGTGTTATCTAAACGCCAAGCACGTATACGCTTGATTGCTCGCGAGTACGGTGAGTTCTTGCGTAAAGTCTTTATGGGTGTCTATGAGCTAGAGATTGCTCACGCAGATGACAAGTCTATCTTTAGATTAAACAATAAGTTCGTAGAGGTTGATCCTCGCACATGGAATGCTCGAAAAGACGTTACAGTCCTGGTTGGTTTGGGTAATGGCTCTAAAACTGAGCAATTGTTCCATATGCAGCAAACTATGCAAGCACAGCAAATGATGGTTCAGGCTGGCGGCTTAGGTGTTACAGTAATGCCGCAGCAGATTGTACAGTTGCAAGAAGATATGGTCAGGCTGTATGATAAGGCAGCATACGGGCGATACTTTACAGATCCTGGCCCAGAGTTTACTGGTCAGCCAGAAGGCCCGTCACCAGAGCAGCAAGCGGCTATGCAAGCGCAGCAAGTTCAAATGGAAGCTGTTATGGCTCAAGTTGAAATTGAGAAAGCTAAGGTTGAGCTTGATAAAGCAGAGCTTGAGCTTAAAGAGCAAGAATTTATGCTTGAAGTTAAGAAGCATGAAGATGAAAACGAATTTAAAGTGGCTGAAATAAACCTGGAGGCACGCAGTGAGAGACCAGTCAAGATTGGTAACTAGTCTACCTAGTGATCAGGCTGATACAGAAACAAAGCTAAGGGTGGCAAATGCTGCCCATAGGCTCATAGGAGACGAAGCAATACAGTTTATTTTTCAAGAGATGGAAGATAATTTGTACAGGGCTTTTTCTAGCGTACCAACACCTGAACAAGGTGAAGCGATCTGGAGAGAGGTTAAAGTAATTAAGGCTTTAAAAGAAAACTTGGAGTGGTATGCAAACCAACGAGAAACTCTCGCCAAAAAAGGGCGAGGAAGATAAAGAATATTTTATCGTGTCTAGCGATTTAATTAACTGGATGCGAGGTGTAGCTTTTACAAAGCTTACTATGCAGGATGTCGAGGGTAAGGTTGATGAGTTATGGGCTTGCCCGACTATTCAGCAGTATCTGGATATGAAAGACGAACAAAAACCAAAGATTATTACTTAACAATTGAGGACAACGGGAAACCGACCCTTTGAGGAGATACAAATGTCAGACAATGAGAACAACTCTTCGGAATTCTCTAGTAACGAACCCATTACACAGGATGCTGGATTAGAAGCAATTTTGGGCATGATCAATCCTAAAGATAATTTAGGAGAAGTTGAAAATGAACCTGTAGCTGAAGCGGAATCTGAAGAAGAATATTCTGAAGAAGAAGTGGATGAAAACTTGGATCAACTAGAAGAAGTTGAAACCGAAGATAGTGATGAATATGCAGATGAAGAATTATCTGGTGACATCGAGCTTGAAGACGGTGAATATGAATATCTAGTCAATGCACGCGAATTTCTTGTTGAAAATGGTCTTGATGACATTGAGAAGATTAAAAGCGGCGTTTTGATGCAAGGTGATTATACACGCAAGACTCAGGCGTTATCTGAAGAGCGAAACACTTTTGAGACAGAGCGAGGAGCATCTCTTGAAGAAACAGCAAAGCTGTTAGAGTATGCACAAGCTATGGTTTACGGGCAAAAACCCACTCACACCACTCAAGAGTTAATAGCTTTAAAACAATCAGATCCTTACGCTTATGAACAGGCATTAGAGAATCGAGTTCTTTACGAACAAAAAGAACAAGAGATCAATGCTGTAGCCGCTCAAGTAAATGAGCAATACGAAGGTCAACGATTACAAAACTTGCAAGCTGAGTCAGCCAAACAGGCTGAGTTATTAATTCAGTTAGAGCCAAGCTTTAGTGATCAGAAAGTAGCTTCACAGAAAGTAGAAGTTATGACCGAATACTTTGAAAGCATTGGTGGTAGCGCAGAAATGCTGTCTACTGTCACAGATGCTATTGTACTTAAAGTATTGCACGATGCTGCGATGGCTAGTAGCACTAAGAAGCAAGTAGCAGCAACTAAAAAGGCTCCTAAGAAAAAAGCTTCTAAGACTGTTCTAAGAAAAGGCGCGTCAGCGAGTCGAGCACAAAAACAGGCTGCTGCAAAATCTAAGAAGTTTAAGAATGCCACACAAAGTGATGGCTCTTTCTCAAGAGATTCTGCGGTAGATTTAATTCTCGATTCTTTTAAATAATTAGGTAAATTAACATGGCTACAATTACATCAACATCGGCTTACGAGTTAGGCCCACAAAACGCAAAAAACATTCGTGAAGATTTAGGTAACGTAATCTTTAACGTAACTCCATTTATGACTCCCTTCACTTCTGGTATTGCACAAGCTAAAGCTTCTGCTGATAATCACGAGTGGTTGACTGACACTTACGCAGATTCTGTTAGTAACAATGCTGCCATTGAAGCTGAAGTTGTTGGTTCTGCTGAAGGATCAGAGCGTACTCGTAAGGGTAACTACGTTCAAATCGCAAGCAAAACTGTTACAGTTACTAAGAAAGCTGAAATGTTTGACCGAGCTGGCGTTCCTGGTAAGGAAATGGCTTATCAGTTAATGAAGAAAGGTAAAGAGCTTCAGATGGATGTAGAGAAGCAAGTTCTCTCTAATCAAATCAAAGTTCAGCCTACTAATGCTGCTGCTGGTGTTAGCGCAACAGTTTCTTCTTGGATTCTTGCAAACCAAAAAGTATCTGGAACTGGTGGTGTTCTTAATACTGCATCAACTGGTTTAACTAAGCCTACTCCTGGTACTTCAGAAGCAATGACTCAAGCAAACCTTGATGATTTGTTAGATGGTGTATGGGATAACTCTGGTGACTTTAGTTCTTCTAAAATCATGGGTTCTGCTGGCACTATCAGCACTCTTCGTAACAATGCTGATGTTAGCAAGGGCATCTCAACTGATGTAACTACTAACGCTGCTAATGGCGAAATCATCAACCGAGTTGCTGTATACGTTTCTCAGTTTGGCCCTATTGCTGTTGTTCCTAACAAGCATATGCCTGCTGATACTCTATACGTTTTAGACTATAGCACTTGGGGCTTGGCCTTTGCTGGTGGTAAGAAAATTCATACCACTGACATTGCTACTCAAGCATCTGCTGAGCAAAAACTTTTAGAGTGCTACTACACTTTAGAGGCTCGTTCTGAAGAAGCTAACGCTGCTTACTACGCAATTAACGCATAGTATAAGTGTTAAATGGATGGGGAGCTTCGGTTCCCTTTTCCTGTATTTAACTATTGGAGAAAATTATGCCATCAGGTAAAGGTACATACGGAAGTAAAGTAGGACGACCTAAGAAAGTTAAGAAAGTTAGAAAGCCAAAAAAGAAGTGAGAGAATAATGAGTACATTTGTTGAGAGAGAGACACAGAACGGAGTACACCAAGACACTTACTTTACAAATGATGGTGGAGTTTACTCTGAATTTAAGCAGGACATTACTCAGCTTTTAGAAGATAACAAGAACAAAAGAAACGCTACTAGCGACTGGGTTAAATTTGACCCAAAACAAAACTACCATCAAGTTTTAGACTTATCTATGACTGATGTAATGAGAATAAAGAAAGAGCATGGAATAGATCTACTCGGTGAGAATGTGGACTATAAGTATTTTTTCAAGCTCATTGAAACACACTACCCATACATGAAAACCACCACGGCGAAATTGTAATGTCTGTAACAAACTCAAATAATTTATTCGATAGAATAGCGGATTGGTTAAATAGATCTGATCTGTCTTCACAGATTCCAAGCTTTGTAGATTTAGCTGTTAATGAAATGCAAAGAAAATTAACTGGAAAAATCCAAGATACAGTTTTACAGTACATTGTGTCAGATTCGGACGCTATTGCAAAAAGCATTAAGTCTCCATTAAGGGCTTACTCTATAGTGTCAATCACAGACTCAAAAGGAAGAGCTTTATCTCCAGTATCTTATAGTGAATACAGAAACATATCATCAACGAGTGGGGCTTCAGCAGTTTATGCCGTTTCTGGAGAAAGCATATACATTGGGCCAAGCCCATCTTCTGGAGATTCGTTTTCCATACAGTATGATGATGGAGCAAACGATAGAATAAGAAATACTTTTTCTGTATACGAAGATCAAAGCGTATTAGCGTCCCCAGAGACAAATATTATTTGGATGTTTTCAAAAAACAACCTAGTAATTGATAGCGTTATAACTCCAGTTATATATCTTAACGTGCAAAATTTACCCTCTGATGCTCTTAATACTGTTGGCGATAGAATCCAAATTAAAGGTATAACAAACTATAGCGAAGTAAACCCTAATGGAGTTTGGGACATTGTTTCAATCTCGCGTTTAGAATCTAGCACTTATTATTTTTTAAGTTTTCCAGAAGGTATAAATACTTCAGGAGTTTTAGAGTATTTTGTTGGTCTTGGTGCGCCTGCCGCACCATCAGATGCAGTTTTAAATGCAAGTATAAGATTAGATAAAGAAACATTAACTTACCCAGAAGCAATTTTAATGGGATCTTTAATGTTTGCCTACATTTACTTAAAAGATGACGCAAGGGTCACATTTTTTCAGCAAAAGTTTCTTGATGCAATACAGGATATTAACCGCAAAGACTCTGGTAATTTAGGATTAGGTAGAATTAAAGACGAAAGTATAGCAGCCAATGGAGGCCCGTTAGTCTAATGACTTCATCAATAGTAAGAACAAACCCCACAGCAGGTACAGCCACAACCTCTAGCGTTAGAGATAACTTTGGTGCGGCGGCTGACGAGATTAACCGACTGCTACGAGCCACTACTGACAAGCAAGTTACAGCAGGAACTGTTGCGCTGTCTGCTTCATTTT